AATTTAATTGGATTTGGATTAGAACGAGTTTTTGAATTGAATTTGGTTGAAATTGTTGTATCAAATGATGTATTGTAATTATATGCAATAGATGCACTCAATTCTAACATTGCTTGCTCTTGTGATAATGGGTCTCCATTTTCATCCCTACCATCAAATGATGCCGATAATGATGATTGTAATTTATAATCATCTATTAAATTATCCAAATAGCCGGAGCCTGACAAATTATTTAAATTGATTTGTTGTATTACTCTATTAAGTTTTCTTGTATTTGAATTAAATTGTTTAAGCATATCGTTCTATATCTCCTTCCATTTGAATATAATCATCATTTTCCAAATTAAATTCAAAATGTGATTTTATAAATTTAATCAATAAACCATTTCCAGTCTCCTCAATAATATAATCTCTTGCACTTATACTTTGTGTATTAATATAAATTTTTAATCTATCTTGTGTAGTTCTATATTCAATTTCTCTTAATATAGAAACAAATCTCCAACCCGTTGCTTCAAAAATCCAATAGGTAGAATTATTTAAATCTTTTGGAGTTAAAATGGTTTTACCAGGATTTCTACTGATTTTTTGTGTTATATCCAATAAACTTCTTTTCATTATACAATATCAATAAATTTACCTATAATAGTAACTTCATCCGTACTTGTAACATTAAATCCTAAATTAGTTGAGTTAAAATTAATAGTAAATGAGTTTGAAGTTATTGTTACCGAAAAATGTGTTGTAAAATAATATCTAACACCATTTATATAAACTTTAATATCATACGAATTATCTCCAATTGTTAGTCCACTTGTAATTACAGTTGACAATGCAGCTGGTGCTTTTATCAATTTTATATCCGTAAATGTAGCAGTGTTAACTCCACCCTGAACTACTTTACTATTATTTAAAGATAAAAAATCGATTAAATCTTTGTTATCATAATATGGTGATGGAGTTGTTAATAAACCTTCCAATCTACCATTTGCGGTTACATCCGTTTCGGTAGCTACCACTACTCTTTTGGTAGACATTGATTTTTTAATAGTATTTTCTCCGTCAAATTTTTCTGGAAGTAAATATGCTTTAACATTTAAACTAAATTCAACTCTATTAATTCTTTCAGTACCTTCACCTACTTCGTTTACAACATTAAATTCACCAACCGATGTTCTAAATTTAAACTTTTCTTTATCTCCCCAATATGTTGATGCAAAATTTAATTGTTCAATTACCTGATTTAATTGTTCGGTGTAGGAAGTCCAACACATACAATCATAGTTTACTTCAACATAATCTGGCATTGTTATTTTGTAAATTTCATATTTTGGATTTACTGATTTACCTAACAAATTAAATCTATCGTATCTATTATCTTTTGAATATTTTGTAACACCTTGATATGATACATGCCTATTTGGCATTGCCATTGTTTCATCTTTGGTTATAGACGTTCTTCTTATCATTAATAGAGGTAATTGAATTTTACCCTTATTATCTCTAAAAATTCCATCTCTTCTTGCACCTTTCCATCTTTCGGAATTACCATATATAACAGGTATTTTTAATACTTTACCATTATCATCCAATTCAGGTAAAACCGTATCTTCCAAATATGTTATCATAGCATAATCAATATCAAAAAGGGTAATGGATTGTTTTAAATCTCCATTATTTGATTTGATTTGATTTGCTCTATTTAAGTCTGCTTTTAGTGGATTTGTTGACATATTATTTTATTCTTTCTTCTATATTTAAATCCGATTTTCTTACCATAACTGTAGAACATATTACACTCATATTTCTACTAAAATCATTTTCTAAATCATCAGTTAAAAATGGATTTCCACCTATAAATTGTGATTCGTTTACATTATCAATTTCATAATATGAATTATCAAAATAAATAACATCACCAATTTCAGGATAACTTTCTTTTTCTTCTAACATATATCTATCAAAACGAAATTCTATATTTTGTGATGTATCTGAACCAAATCCTTCATAATTTGTAGTTCTACCCTCTTTACTTATTAATGTATATAATTCAACTCCAGGAAACCAAGTTTTATTCATAGCTTCACCATATAGATTTATCTTAGTTTCATTCATATTAATTTTGAATAAAACACAAGTATTTTGTATAACTGTATCTACAAGTTCTCTTGCAATACCTTTGAAAAAACTAACATCTCTATTAGATAAAAATTTTGGCATATTATCCTACATATAATTTTAATGGAACTTTTCTTAACATTTCTTGGTGATGATTAGATTCGTGTGTTTTATTTTCCATCACATTTTTTCTACTCATTTCCTCTAAATTTTCTCTCAATTGTTTTACCAACTCATCTTTTTCTACCTGTGCTTCTGCTCTTAGTGCTGCACCATCTAATGAAACTTCTCCATCTGGAATTGGAATTGATGAATATTTTTCTCTGATTGCTCCCAATAATTCTTTTGATAATGCTAATGTATATTTTCTAATCCATTGTTTACCTACATCGTTTATATTTGAATACTGAATAAAGTCATATGGAATATCCGAATAATCAGAAAGTGAATCACTTTGAATAGTTTGAGAATCGTGTTCAAATTCATCTCTACTCATATATTCAAAATAAATTCTTGTTAATGCATCGGTTGGTATTGGAAATATTTCTAATTTATTATCTACTATATTAAATGAAAAAGTTGATTTTCTAATATGGTCGTTAAATTCAATTTGTTGCATTCTCAATACATCCTCATATAACGGCATCATTAAGAATTGTGCTGCGGGTGAAAAGTTTCCAAATCCTAACTCACTCATTAAATTTAAAGTTCCCTGTGCACCTACTGAATATGGGTCAAAGAAACGAGCAATTGCGGGAGTTGCTTCATAAAACACTTTTGTTACATCTACCGTAGAACCACTTGTATATAATGTTGCAAATGATGATGAAGTTTCCGTATCAATTGCATTAATCATTAAATCATATTTTTGTTTTCCAGGTGTTAATTCAATATATGCTTTTTTAATTGGAGTTGCACCACCGACACCTGCTAATGTACCATATTGTTGAGACATACGAACTGTAGTTGGTAAAAATGAACCATCTACAAGTGTTTGTGAATAGTTTGCTCTTCCACCAAATGATTCTTTCTTTTGGCCTCTTAATATATCTAAGTTATTTCTAAGGTTAAATTGATTTACTTGTGCAGAATATTCGGAAGTAGATTCCTCAAAACAAGCATAAAATTGTCCATCGATTAATTCAACATCAACTACGGGATATCCCAATCGTGTTGCACACCAATGGGCCGTCTTTGGGCCATCGTTTCTAAAATCCGTATCATTGTCATATAATCCAAATGGAGTTGAACCTGATATAGCTGACCCACTTCCTGGCCATTTTAAGTTTAAAGACATATATAAAAAGTTATAGTTTTACTACTATAAATATGAATTATATAAATAAAAAAAGGGAAAGTATTTCTACTGTCCCCTTTTTAATATTTTTAATAAAATTGAAAACTATGTTAATCTAACTTTAACTGTACCGGTAGTATGATACAATCCACCAATTGCAACACCAGCTGATGCTGCAGCTCCATCATTTGCAAAACTACCAGTAATATATCCAAATGAAGTATTTGCCATTTTGGTTGCAATACTACCACTCAATGAGGTAATACTACTGCTAACACTACCACTCAATGAGGTAACAGAGGCATCGGTTGCCAGGCCATCCCCATCCAATGTTACTTGTAAATCGGACACTAATATATATCCCAATTTACCATCCGATTGTCTAGCTAAAATTTTGTCTGTACTTTCCGCTGTATATGTTGGTAAATCCTTTGCGGTTTCGGATATTGTGTATTGTGGTTCTGGGTATGCCATTTTATTTAATTTATTTATTTTTTTAATACTTTACGAATATAAATATAAAATTTTTCATATAACCATAAAAAAAGAGGAGACATTTCTGTCCCCTCTTTCTTTTTATCAATCTAATCCGTTAAGATTAAAGAGTTTCTAAACCGTCAATTACTACTTTACCGTAGAATTCTGGTCTTACTAATTTCTTAGCGTATCTAGTCATCACACCTCTTCTTGGAGTGAAGTTAGTTGGGTCATACACTAATGGAGTCATAATCAATGGAACATAAGGTGCGTAAACTGCTCCTGTTTCGAAGA